AACGAATGTCATCCGCCGCATGATCTTCCTGAGTCGTGTCAATGTCCTCAACCCTGTGCTTGTCGTGCGTAAGCACTGGCAACGTGCGGATCGTGTCCGTACACTCGCTAGAAACAAAAAGCATTGGGCAACCATCATCACCAATCAGGCGCTGGCGCACCTGATCCCATCCGGCAACCCTGCTGTTGTCTGCGCGGCGAAAACGTATGCCCATTTTTGACAAGCGCTCACCGATCGAGGGGCCACCATCGAACTTCCAGATGCTGGGATCACCGACACTGAAATCAATCCGCTCATGCCCTTCACGGCTGCGGATGCCAGCGCCGACCTCTTCTGCAGTCATTCTGAGACCGCGATTAGGGCCGGCAGCGCCATACCACTCCCGATAGCGGATCAACGCCCCATCAGGGAAATACTCATGGTCATCAGCTACCGCCCACCAGCCAACGCTGAACGGCGAGGCAGAGCCCCAGTCAAAGCTGCGGAACTTAGTCCAGTGATCCGGTATCTCAAACGGCCTGATGACATGCAGGTCGCGGTTCCAAACATCGCCAAAGAACGAACCAACAACCAGATCCCAGTCGCCCTCGCGCAACGCCCTAGCCAGCTCATCAGGCAGTGCCGAGAAGCTAGAAGCGTAAGAAGGGTCGATATACTTGTTGTCAGTCATCTTGGCCGGGATGTACATCGTCACCCAGCCCTTGTCAGACGGATCATTCGGATCACGCATCGTGTGATCGTAGAAATACTGTTCTGCCGGCGCAGGGTCGATATACAACGCCTTCAAATAATTGTGGCTCTGACCACCAGGGTTGGCCGTCATCACCAGCCGAGGCAAAAAGCCTTCCTGCTTGGGCTTAAAGTTGCCTAGACGCATCCTCGACTTGATATAACCCAACTGATAAGGCGTCATCTGACCCGCCTCATCAACCAACGCTATATGTATCTCAGTTCCCTGAATACGGTCACAGTCGCTGTCCCGCTCCAAATACTGGAACTGGATCGAACTGCCATTAAAGAACTCATAGCGCTTGCGCGTCTCATTGTAGTTGCCAAGCTCTCGCGGTAACTCACGCTTCAACGGCTGTATATGGTTGGCATCCAGCTCAGGCAGCGACCGCCTGAATATGAAAGCCTGCAAGCCTGGGTTCTCAAGACAAAAGCCAATCAGGTCATAACGCCCCGCATGGCTCTTGCCGCCACCAGCAGCGCCGCCAAACAAGATCTGCTTGGCACGACACTTGTGAAGCAACGCCTGCTTTGGCTGCGGGTCATAGTCGATCTTGATGGTTCTAGGCATCTGGCTTTGCGGCATCAGCCGCCGTCTCAACCCCAAAGAAGCCGCCTGCGTCAAGGTCAATAATGCGGACATCAGCAGTGTCTGCGCCAGCCTCAATCATGCGGGCTAGGCGGTGATGTCCGTCGCGGATAAATAACTCCCCGCCCTTTTTGACGACCAAGGGCGGCCCCTCAGTCAAGGCTGCGTCCCCGCCAGTCAGAAGGCCGGGCTGCGTTGCCTTTAAATCGGCGATAGAAACAGTCTGAACCGTCGCCGGAGGCTCCATATACTGTATCGCGTCGGTGCCGTCATCCAGCTTGACAATGCGAGCCTTGGCCCTCTCCTGCTCATAACCGGATGTCATTTTCTGCAATTCATTAAAACGAGCGCGAGACGCTGCCATGTTTTCAGGGTCAATCGGCTCGGTAATCACTCGGCCCAGCCCCGCTACCTCCTCGGGGGGCGCGGATGACGCGGCGACAAGCTGCTCCTCCGACTTACTAAGAGATGGAAAGTCGGCCACTTCTGAAAATACGTCCTCAGACCTAGCCGCCACCCGCGCAGCCCTTGGTGCCTTCAAAGTGGTGCCTATAAGCGCAAGTGGCGGGACAAACGCACCGCCAGCCATCATCACATCACCAGCACCACCCAACGCCTGTAACCCAGCATCAAGATAGTTGCCTTGAGTAATGTTCTGACCAAAGCTGGGCAGCATCTGACCCGGCTGCATGGGATCAGGCGCACCGCCAAAGATATCAACAACGCCAGCACCCGGCGCAAACAAGCTGGCCGTAGCGCCAGTCGTGTACGCAGGACCAGCCATGTCGCTGAACCGCGTGGGATCAGCCATGTCCTGCATCGACGGCCTAATGCGACCAGAGAAAAAACGACTGTCACTGAACGGATCGTCGCGCCTCTCTGTCATCAAGCGCTGCGCCATCATCTGGCGGGCTAACCCTTGCTCTGCCATGCAACCTGAAACCTTTGATTTTTATGCCGACGCGCGTGTTCATATAACGCATACGTCGCCGCGCAAGCCGGCCCAGCGGGGTCAGGCCCAGGGGCCCATCGTGTCAGAAATGCCTCGTAAGCAGGAGGTCGTCTACGCTGTAACGCAAGCCCAGCAAGGGTTTGCGCTAGTCGATAGACTCTATCCGTACCGGTTCCGTACCTTTTGCGTCGCGCTCGATGTTGATCTGGACGTTTACAGCGCCGCTCTTTGCATTGTCGCTGCCAAAGCTATCCCTTTGAGTTCGTTCAAGATACCAGCTATCAGCCCGCCAGTCGCGCTCACCAGCCTGGCCGATCCGGCGCACCCTGAGAGCGACAGCAGCGCTTTCTGCTGCGCGTACCTCACTGGCGAAGTTCTCGCACTCAGAGATCCACCTATGCAGCGTTTTCTCATGCACTCCAACGACTTGCGCCGCGTGCTTCTTTGGCACGCCATCGCGCAGTAGCTCTAGCACTCCAGCCTTCTTGTCGTCTCTGGCGATCACTGGTGACGATGGTTGCACCTTGGCAACCGCTTGGTTGGTTGCATCTGGTTGCATGGTTGCAACCTGCAACTCCCTACGCTGCCGTTTGATTGCAACCGTCAGCGGCTTGTCGCTAATCCATCCCTCACGCTGGCATCGCTTCTGTATGGCCTGCCGTGAGACGCTGTAATCCTTAGAAACTGCGTTAAAGCTCTCGCCTGCTTGGATGCGTTGCTCTATCTCAGCCCAATCGACTTGGGCCGGCTGATACTTTCGCATTATGGGGAACCTTGGTTGCACGCAACCACATATGGTTGCAGTCTACAGGAACGATACCAGATTTGGAGACAGTTGCAACCACCTTGATATATTTTATTGCATGAGCTTGTCGTAGAGATTAATTTGATTGTCGTTCAACGACAGGAGAGTAGCAATGAACAAAAAGCAGTATGACGCTATCTACGACAATTTGTTGGATGAATATACGAGCTGTGGATTGAGCGACTACCAAACATTTATGCTCGAGCTGGTTTTGTCGCCTGCTGACCGCAAGTACCGAATTGACGCCCTGCTCCGCGCCGGAGCTTTGCTGCGTGAGGCTGCAAGCATCTTGGCTGATGATCGTTGCGGAATAACTTTGAATGGCCTTTGCTCACAGTTGGAAGAAGGCAAGGCCTTTGATGAGATCATGCGCCTTTCCCTAACTTTAGAGCTAATGTCAGAAGGGCATCCATGTAGCGCCCTTTCACCTTCCGGGGATCATGCAGGCTCAGCATAATCGCCAGCTTCTTCCATGCTGGCCCCCGGGCTCTAAATGCAGCGCTGTGCGCTACAGCCCAAACCAGGCGACGGTCGTCCTCTGGCATGATGCTTGTGAGGCGCATGGCCTCATCGAAGTCACTGATCTGCTTTGAGGTCGGTTGCAGTCTTGTCGGCCCGATCTGTGTCCAGCCGTAGCCGTGCCAGTCCAGCGGGTAGTCTGGCCATGAGCTTAGCTTTTGCTTGCGGGTGGCAGGCGGCAACCTTCTGTCAGTCTCTGCTGCTTGGAGAAACAGGTCGTGTAGCTGTTCTACGTTCATAGAAATACGTCTCCCAGTGATCGACAAACTTGCGCTGTTGGAACGGCCCCATCTGCCAGTAGGCTTTCTGAATCTGCCTGTAGCGGTCGAGGCTGTGCATTTCCTGCAGTGAGGCGAAGACCTTTTGCTGCCTGACCAGGAACTCATTCTTCTTCCGTTTATCGACGGCAGTGCGATAAGGGTGTTTCGCTCTTTTCGCTACGCGGTCTATAAGCTGTTGAACTCGTTGCCTTTGCAATTTTTCACTTGACG